TCACTTCAGCGGGTAGTCATCAAACTCACCATAACGCACTTCGTTGATGATGTACGTGATCACCAAAAATATCGCATCCGGACTAGTTCCATCTTCATGCGCAGGCATATGTTCATGCCTACCTGTCTGCAAACCAGTAATAAGCCATTACAGGGTGATAGTGATGCATCAACTACGTTAAGCGCAGAGAAATGATGCAGTGGTGGGCGGATTGGCTTGATGAAAAGGTGGAGTGATCCACCTTAACCACTATCGAAGATCACAAAGCCTTGCAATCCAGTGCAAAGCTTTGTGTGTCTCAGTTTTGTTTCATCGGTAATTATGTGTTCGCTACGATGCAAGAATCCATACCAATAAGCATCCGATAATTGGGAAAGAAAAATCCATCAGGCTTGCCACATCCCAAGCGCGCGGATCAAAACCGCCCCACCACGGCATGTTAATCCGCTTGCCATGACCAAACATTTCAATCCAGCGATATTCTGCCTGGGTGTGTTCACGAGCAATGAAGAACGTACAACCGGCTATCGCACCGTAAGCCCAGTTTCCGGTAAAAATACCACCCAGTACCTGTGCGACCACAGCGCAAAGTGCGTGATGAATTGGGGTTTTATCCATCTACTCTATCTCTTTTGCTTTTTTAATTATCAATTCAAGCTCTGTTAAACGAGACTCAATGCGTTCACACCTTCTTCGCTGGAATGCAGCCTCCAACCACAAACATTCATCTGGACGCAATCCCCAACGCTCACCAGCATGTACAACCAGTTCCGTGTCACCAGTATCGTATTCTTCAAAGTATTCGTGAACGATGTCTTCTCCTTCAGGGGATTTAGCTATAAATGACACCTTGCGCTGTGCCATTACAGGTTGGTACTCATCATCCCATTTATCATGACATAGCAAGCCAAATCTTGTTCCATCTATCCCCTTTGCAAGAAACGCATCTCTTACCTGCTGTGCAATTGCTCCGAAATGCCAACGAGCAGTATCCGAACCTTTAGCCTTAATATCGGACAACCACTGGTAAACGATAATATTTACGTCACCCCATGCGTCAAGAATTGCATCCTGATCCACCTCCATGATTTCTGAAAGTTGCTCTACTGTCAGTGGCTTTGTTTTCAATGTCTGGTCTGAAGTATTTATTGCCCCATTAGTTGCATATACTTGCGTCCACCGTTTAGATGATATCCCACATGATGACGTATTATCTTTATTAGCACTTATATAGCCATTAACCTCCGCTGACTGACCGATATACAAATATGAAGATGTTGATAAGGGAGATTTAAATATCCATTGAGCATTGGTAAAGTCATAAATACCGGTATCACCTTTTTCACTAACATGAAAAGTTACATTCCGTAACGTATTCTTTGCATCATAACGGGCGGCTTGTGTTGTTGCCCTCGAAACAGTGAATCCTTTGTCATCAAGGTTTGCCTGCTCTATGACTTCACCACCAGGCATAATTTTACCAAGGCTTAACAAACCAGAGTTAGTGACAATATCATGGGTTGAATCAATGATAATACCAGGCTGATTTCTTGAGGTTGTTTTTACATGCATTACCTGTTGTGGCATTAATGTGTAAAATGTAGTTTCTCGCCCACTATCACCATCTGGTATGCCATTTGTATTCCCCATTACAAGGTCATACCCACCTGCAATCATACGGAAAAACATTGCTTCTGGTTCATATGTAAGATTGCTAACATCTGGCGTTCCGGTATCATTTGGATCTGCTATTTCATAGGCTCTTCCTGCACCTGCCTGTATTTGCTGCACCCCAAGATAAACACCATCAAGTGTGTACTGATGCAAATATTTTCTGGTTGAAGAATATGCAGATCCAGCCTGACAAAAATAAATAGCAGTACCGTCACACGCAACTGTTTGCATATCCCTCACAAAATCGGCAATTTCAAATTCAAAAGTTGCTTCATTACGATAATCGTAATTGTACGCCTGCGGGTTAATAAATTTGCTGGTATCAAATACTTTTACATAATAGCGAATTTGATCTGGTGTTGATGGGCTCTCACCAGGGCCAACATAACGTTTTGCTGTAGTAATCAGCCATCGACTCATAGGGTCGGTGCATAAAACATTTACCTGATTCTCGTAACCATCTTCCCATATGAGAAAAAACTCTGGTTCAATTTCACCACCATCAGTAGGGGTGAATCTGGTGATATACTTTGCGCGATCCTCTCCTTTAGCTGTGCCAGCTAACCCCCATATCTGTAACTGGCCTCTTGTGTTACGAAAACCAACGCGCCCTATGGTTAAACCAAGACATTGATGTCCTAATTCTCTACTACCTTTAGTCTCCCAAAGAGGAGTTAACTCTTCATTCCCAAACCAATTATAAGCAACAACTTTATTAACTTCGTCACCAGAACTAACGCTGCCACTCACATTTACCAAGCAATAAAGAACACTGTCATAATAATCAAGAACAGCACCCTGTATGACAGTATTTTTAATTGTTGCCAGTCGCAACCCTGACTTAACATGATTAGGAGTAGAAGGTCTGAAACCTGTATACATCCCCTTTTTTATAGTTTGTATTCTTTTTTCAGTAAAATCAGCATCTGGCAGTAATCGATTCTCTGTGCGAAAATAGCCATTTATATACTTATTTCCATCAAAAACTTGATCTGTTATATATGTATTACCCCTTAGATCAACAATCCTTCCTGTGATTTGTTTTTCTAACTCTTGAAAAGATAATGTGTCATCGGTGATGCCATCACCTTTTGCTCCCCATCCGCGAGGGTCAGCGTCATCACGCCACCGAGACATCTGCAATTCATGATATTTTTTAGCACCTTCCGGGTCTTCTAATTGTTGTCTTAATTGGTCAGGATCGTACTTAAGCACATTCGGAAAATAGAACTGCTGCGTACCATATGCATCGTAAACAGCCATAGAATGGCCTTGCACGGTTACGAACTTGGCAATCTGTCCGTTATATACCGGATATCCAGCAGCGTTAATGATGATTGGTTGCGAAACAGGAACGTGAGAGCCATCTTCATTCTCTACATAAACCTGAATCTGGTTTTCAGGATTTACCGGGTCAGTGTCAATTTTACCGATATAAATTTTTCCATTTGCTACGGTTTTAAAAGAGCTAGCCATTGTGAAGAGTTGCGATGGCATACCTATCACAACATTTGGGGTTATATCAGGCATATTAGTCATCCTGTTTGAAGATTTAGATATTGAAGAAAACGGAATGACTGCAGACAAAGATGCAATTGTTTTGAAAAATAATCTTCTATTCACTTTAAAACTATGCAACATGAACAAAACAATTATTTTACAACAAACAAGAATCTTGATCAACAGACATATGCTTTATGCGTTTAATGCGTCATTTAAAAATAACAAGTACTACTTTTATTCCTATCGTCCATGATTTTCATTTTCAAATATTATTAAATAACAATTCCTATTTATAATATCTGTCATTTAATTTGCTCCAGATACAAGGAATCGCCGCAGCATGGCTACGGTGAATTTTGGGCATAAAAAAACCCAGCCGAAGCTGGGTCGTTGCGTTGGTTATCTGTCAGTAGTTATGAACTGAAGGAGGTAATTCTTTATTCTTAAGTCTCATCCATGCGGAAAGATTCGTTGGTCCGTCTGGCTCATTGATATCAACATCTCGTGTGTGGTTGATTAAAACATCTCTCGCCATATCGATAATACGGGAGAACTCATAACCGCAGTCATGACATCTGCCGGAATAGTTCGATTGAATTTGTTTTAGCGCCGGATACAGTTCGCGGAATAATGCCTGTGAGCGGTTGGCATAATCCCATAACCATACAAGGCTGTTTGCTTCTTTTGCAGAAAGCTCGTTGGTTTTCTTCTCTTGTTTGCCGATGAACTCACCTTCAAGCACTACCCTGTGGATGTACTCTACAGCTTGCGGGATTTGTTCAATTGAAAGTTCATCAATGCTGTCAATACCAAAACGCTGATGAACCATATTGTATGCATCGTCATAGCGAAGTCCTTTCTTTCCTACCAGCATGTTTACTGCATCGCGTAGCGGTGTTCTTTCCTCAACAGTGGTTTTCTTTCCTTTAACATACTCGCCATGTTTGCGAATTGAAGGCAGAACTTCTGCTGTTACCCACTTGCGGAATTTGTGCGGGACTGAACCTTTATTGACTGCATCGCGGCAGCGCAGAACCAATGTATACATACCTGATTCGCTCACAATGCTTAGATTCTGCTCACCACCAAGGGTGTAACTTAAAGTTACTCCCTTTTCATCGTCATCAAGTGCAGTAAGCGCCTTGCGTGAGTTAGTCAAAGCTAAAGCATCACAAACATCTTTAGCTACAAACCACGGCTCACCGCACTTGTTGATGACGCGGATTTCACTGTCGCCGAATTTGAAGATGGTGAAATCGTTTTGTGCCTTTGCTATACTTTTCATGTCAATATTTCCTAAGACGATTTGTTGATACCGAAGCCCTGACTGTTACCGCAGTTGGGGCTTCAACTTTCTGCTCTATCAGTTATATCTTTCCCTTCATATACTTCACCTATATTGCTAATGCTGGCAGAACATCCAAGATGCTTGTATCTTATGATGTCCAACACGCAGTCACTACACAGCATCCGACCTGTTTCTTTAGAGTAAATGTATGTTTGATCAGCGTCTGATTCGCTAATGCCGCAGAAACAACATTCTTTACTCATACCATTACCCCCTCTCTCTTCAAGCTGTCTATCAGGCGCTTGATAACCTCTGAGTTAAACGACCTGCACTCTTCCTTTGCCCTGCTACCTATAGCATCCTTTAACGACTGCGGCATCCTTACCAAAATCTTACTTATTTCTTTCTCCATGTTACCCTCCACACAAACAACTCTTTTCGAATACAAAAGATAGCAAAGTGAGTATATCTAGTCAAAATTTTTTTGCATACACTTTGCTATCAAATTGAATACCAAAGGTGTGATATGGCAAAGGGTGTGTCAATTTCTCCAACTACGGTAAGAATCCCTGAATCTTTACGCGAGGCTCTTGCTGTCAGAGCATCAAAAAATGGTCGCTCTGTTAACTCCGAGATCGTCATGATTTTGCAAGCCGCGATTGATGAAGATAGGTCGCCAAAGTCAGTTGAGTCATTTGCTCAGCAAGAAGCTGACAAATTCAAAGAGGCGCTGCTTGAGACGCTAAAGACCATGTATGCTAAGGATGAAAAATAATGCTGCACACAATTCATTTCTTATGCCCCGTTAACACTGCCACTGTTGGGCAACTTCAGAACCACTGTCTCACCGCATTATCTCAAGGCGCAACTGAATTAAATATCCATATATCAAGTCAGGGAGGGGAAACTGCCGCTGGCTTTACTGCGTATAACTTTCTTAAGTCACTCCCTGTTACCGTTAGAACTCACAACATAAGCAATGTTGAATCCATAGCTAATATCGTTTTCCTGGCTGGCTCAGAACGTTTCGCAAACCCATTATCAAGATTCCTGTTACATCCTCTATTATGGTGCTTTGCCTCCCCAGCCGCCGACCATGCCAGATTGAGAGAGTACGGGAAATGCCTCGATAACGATCTTGATCGCTTCGTTGAGACGTTCAATATCGACATCGGAACCCATATTAGGTGGGCATCCCTGATAGCAGACTCGACCATTTTGGATGCTAACAAGGCTCTTGAGCATGGCATAATTAATTCCATAAAAACTGCAAGGCTGGCATCCAATCAGGCAAACTGGTGGGTTGTTTGATGGGTAAATCATGATTACTCCTTATAAAAAACCCACCTGACGGTGGGTTAATTTTTGCATTTACCTGGGCCATATTGACTACTTATAAAATGAGATCAATATTTAATCGCCCAATAACGGGTGTATGTTGAGGTATATCATGGCGAAAAAACCAGGTGAAAACACAGGAAAAAACGGCGGAATATACCAAGAAGTTGGCCCGCGCGGCGGTAAGAAAGACAATTTTGCCACCGTCAAGGACAACGAAAGGCTTCCACCAACAACAAAGCCAGGTCATGGCTGGGTATTAGATAAGCGAACTCCAGACAGCAAAAAGTAATAATCAAGCCGGGTCACTCCGGCTTTTTGATATGTCGCTCGCAGAACTCAACAAGCCTGCTCATTAAGTAGCAGTAAGTCTCGTTGGCTCTTCCTGGTTCAACATCAACACCGACCCTTGAGCAGATATCGAATGCCATGTGAGCGCACTCATGGGCAATAGTAGATAGTTTGCCATTGAACACGCCTATCACATGCAAAACACCATTCTCGCTGCTCATTGTATGAGACGCTCCGTTGGCATCCGAGTCCTGCACGTCCACACCAAGTTTTTGATGCAGGCGTTGCCATTCTGGAAAGTCTCTACAAAACACAATTGTACCGCTCTCAAAGAGCGGAACGAGCATCTTTGGTACGTTTCCAATGTTAACTTTTTTCATGGTATCCTGCACAAAACTAAGGAGGTTGGTGTGAGTGAAAAATTATCAGTTGAGATTTACAGGGATGCCAAAAAATTGATTAAAAAGGCATTGCTGATTTCCCTATCTTTGTTAGCCATTGCCATTGTTTATTTTGTGGCAGACAAAATCTATACAGAACAAAAAAATAGCAAAAAAAGCGCTGAACTGATTATGCGAGCCGAAAATGCTGTCAAGGGTACCCAACCTAAGGTGTTCAATAGAACAGACCTTGGCGAAAGTCACTCTATTTCCATTTGGTTTATTAATGATTCAGATAAGCACATTCTTGTAGAAAAAAACGGTGAAAAATCGTTGTTTTCTACAGGAGGATATGTATCCGGTGATATCCATGCATATCATCAGGCCGGAAAGGCATGCGAAACCCTGTCTTTTTCTATGGATTCAAGTTCTGTGATATCCGCTTCTTGCGATTTTGATGATTATTACCTTAAAAAATAGCCATCCATGGCGTCACCTCAATCCTGTGCCATTCCGCTTAGCGATGCCACAATCCCAGCCCTCGACAAACGCTGGAACTCTTCGTTTCCTAGTGCATCGCGAATTGCTTTTACGGCGGCCTTATTTGCCATAAATCTGCGTTCCGCCGCCGCTAATGCGCCATCACTTGCCCCAACTTTAACTGCCTTTGTCGCCTCTTGAACAGCCTTTTCAATAGCGTAACGACCACTTCTGGTTGCGGATAATTTCGCTATCGATCCTTTTGCTATTGCATCAATTGCTCCACCTGCAGCGCCACCCACTATTGCTCCAATAACACCTCCTCCAGAGAACCCTGCGATAGCGCCAGCGGTTGGAAAAGCGCCAGACAATACGCTCTCTAAAACTGGATGAAGGCCATTCTCAAGAGTGCTAATGGCTGGCATAGAGCGCCCTGTTTGTTCAACATATCGAAGTGGCTTTGTTGCTGCTCTTGCAAGTTCTCCAAACCCCCTGGCAATCCTACCAAGCTCTGGAGAATATCGACTAATTGCCTTCACGTTTTGTGGGGTAAGAATAGTCGCGATATGCTTAATTCCAGCCTCTTCAGACTTACCTCCGCGTACCCCTTGCGATACCGCATCTTGTAATATTGATGCAATTGCTGGCGCGCGTTCCGACTCAGGTAGGGCGCTTATTATTTTATGGAACTGACCTGTTCCACTTTTTGCTGAACCCTGCAACGCCTTAGAGCCATTAGTTACCAACTGATCAGTTGCAAGGTCTCTACCAAACGCTGCTTCAGCCTGTTCTTGTGCTGTAAATCTTGCTTTTGACAGATCATTAGCTTTTTGCCAGTCATCAAGAAAACCGCCATTTTGAGCCATTATGCGCATATCTTCCGTTGCTGCATCACGAAGCTCAGCCATGCGCCTTGCCGTATTTGCCTCACCAGACCTTATATACTTCTGCTCTGCGTCAGCAAGTTTACTTCGCCATGCCTTCATGGCATCAAACGTGATTCCTTTTTTACTAGTTTTAGCATAAGCAGATGCGAATTGTTTCATCTCAGGAGTTAGCGGCATGCCGGCCAAAATATCACCCTGAATTGTAGCGTTCAGGTTTGACATTCTGGCCTTTGCGTCAGGCATCGTGGAGCGGACGCTATCCCATGCGGCCTTTTCTGAATTTTTCATTTTATCAATACTTGCCAAAACCCTTTGTTTTATGGCTGCACTTTTTTCTGATGCAGTTCCTGCTTCAGCCCCAAACTCATCCAATGCTGAGTTAAATTTCGACTCTATTTCACTGAATGCTTTGGTGTGTGCATCCTGTGTAATTCCGGGCTTTGACGCCAGAATCCCCTCCGCCTGAGCAAGACCACGACTACCTGATCTCATGCCAGGAGTTAATGCGTTGATATCTATTCCAGCAGTATCTGCTGCTTTTGCTATTTCGTCTGACACATTAGCTGACTGTCTGGCAATAATCTCTCTTCCTGTACCAGACTTTGCCATTTTCGAAACATCAGCAGCGGAATTTATTGCCCCGCCACCAAGAACTTGAGGTGATTTAGAGGTTAAGATCCTTCCAGCCCCAGAAAGTATCCCCTGAGCACCAATATTTATACCACCGTTAATGGCAGCATTTTGTGCAAAGTCGCCCTCCTGATTTGCAGCATCAGCAAGAGAACCTGCAATCATGTTTCCTGCGGAACCGATATCTCCAGCGAGCTTTGCTGGCGCTCCAGCAGCTTTTGCCGCTGTACCAATTGGCAGGAGATACCCGCCAATTGTTTCACCGGCTTGCGCGTAATGGTCTGTCGGTCGATCGACTGGACGATAGACATCATCCAATACTTTTGGCCCACCAAGCCCCTGACTGATTGCATTAATCAGACTTGCGCCACCCTGTAATACGTCAAATGGTATGTTTACCAGACCACGACCAGCCTGTTCTGCAATTTGCCCTGCACTTTGACCACCTGTGAGCCAATCACCAGCTTGTTGCATCAATGATGGTTCTTCTTTCTGCTGCTGAGGTGGAGGGTATGCTGCATAAAACTGATCTCTTGCTTCAGCCCATTTGTCACCAGCCTTAGGGGCAACAACCTCATCAAAATATTGCGCTTGAGCCTGTGCTTTCTGTTCTTCAGTTAACGCCTGATACTGTGGAGAAGCGATAACATCTTTCCATGCTTTAGCCATTAATCACCCCATAAAGACGAGAAACCGGACTTATTGCTGTCGCTTCCTGATTTTCGCTCACTAACATATGTGTCATAACCTGATGAACTATATCCCATTGATTCAGCCTCCCTTGCTGCAACCTTTTGAAATACAGAATATTGCGATCGGATTTCAGATAACTGTTTTCTGACGACCTCTTCAGGCTGTGTTATATCGAGTTTCGCGATCAGGTTTTCCAGTTTTTGGCCTTCAGCATTGGAGAGGCTACCCATACCTCGCATAGTCTGCACGTTCTGGACAAACGCACCCGACTTTAATTCTTCTATCGCATTACGGTTTGCAAGCCCTTCAGCACTTGTGAAGCCATCTATATTTCTTCCTTCGAAGCGACCGATACCTTCAAGCTCCTTCTTACCAAGCAAAGAATCTATTTTCTCTATCCCTCGCTCACCAGTAATCAACGCATTGTTGTAATTATTGTTGCCATCAAGCCATCTCTTAGCCTGAGACATTCTGGCTGACGTTGCAGCTTTACCGGTTAGAGGATCAATTCCCGTCGCTGCTATCTGTGAGTTAAGAGACAAAACATCCATATCCTGAAGTTGTCCTGCTCTTTCAAGGGCCGCCTGTGACTGCTTAAACACATACTTGTCGTGATTCAGTCTTGCCATTTGAGCCTTATAGGAAAGATCCTGCCCCCTAATAGCCCTCGCATTCGTCATGTCATTATTGCGAATGGTTTCGTTAATTCTTTGCTGCTCCTGCTGGCGACCAACCATCTTGTCCTGAACAGCAAACGCCTTTTCTGGCCCAAGCGCACCGAGAGACATCGTAGTCAGCATGTGTGATAGTTGTTCATCTGACCAGATAGCCATTGCTGACCAAGCGTTGGTGCGATTGTTGCTAACTGATTACCGGTTGCAGTGGAACCCAATCCACCTGTTGCTTCCGCTGCCGCCAGACTCTGATAGCGAGCCTGACCAGCAAGATCTTTGTACTGCTGAGAGTTGTAATACTGGTTAAGTGCCTGACCTTGCCCTTCCAGAGACGATAAGTTCTCGAGGCTGCCGACATACTTATCAGCCAGAGGAGTATTCGATCTGTTTTCTTATTGAAGCCATATGTTTTCCGGACATAGGCCAGCATAACTTTCAACTGGCGAGCGGTTAAATCGGCACTTGCGATAGCTTCCAGCAGCTCGTTAGCGAATCTGGTGTAACCATCATCGATATCAGCCACTCTTAGCTCCTGTTCGGCAAAGTTACCTCTGCCGAAGTTGAGTATTTTTGCTGTATTTGTCATAATGACCCCTGTGGATTGATCCAGTCTTTCTACATCAGGCCTCGAAGAATTCGCCGTTCTTCGGGGCTTTTTCTTTTGTCAGCATTCTGGCTACTTTCTTAGCCAGTTCCGCCAACTCCTCGTCTTCAACACCCCATTCAAGAACAGCCAGAAGCATTCCCATTTTTGGGATGAAGCTGTCTTTCCATCGCGAAATTTGCGATTCATTAATCCCTAACGCGTCAGCAACCTTTCGCTGACCACGTACAGCAATTCGATTCAGGATGTTGCTTGTAATTGCATTCGCTTTCTTGCGAGTACTTGTAAGTTGCATATGTAAGTATTTCCTTAACAAATAAGAAGTTATGCGCATCAACTTATGCGCGTTGTATTCCCGCATTTCGGCGGGAATGAGGACCATGACTGTTAAAGAGCGGTGTTACTTATGCTGCCAGAAGGTTCTTTTTGCTTATTTCAAGCATTTCGCTTGCTTGATATTTGCCACCAGAAATCTCTTCGATTTTTGATGCGTATTTCGTTTTCCCAAAAAACTCAGTCTTAGGGAGGAAGCCGTTTTTGAGCCACTTATAGACAGCCCTTTCACTAACTCCACAAGCCTTCGCAACTTCAGGGATGCCGACACCTTTAATCGGCTCATCAAGATTTTGCATAGGAATATCCTTTTTCGTACTTTCAGTACGTATTATGGTTGAACTGAAAGTTTTTGCAAGTGCTTTAGTATCGTACTCATGGTTCAGAATGAAAAAGTGCGCAAAGAATTCGCCCAGCGGCTAGCGCAAGCCTGTAAAGAAGCTGGTCTTGATGAACATGGTAGGGGGATGGCCATAGCCCGTGCCCTTTCTCTTTCGTCCAAAGGCGTTAGCAAATGGTTTAATGCTGAGTCTTTACCGCGTCAGGAAAAAATGAATGCGCTTGCGAAATTTCTAAACGTTGATGTTGTTTGGCTTCAGCACGGCACTTCGTTAAATGGAGCGAATGATGAAGATACTCTTTCATTTGTTGGCAAATTAAAAAAAGGGTTAGTGCGCGTGGTTGGTGAGGCAATTCTTGGTGTTGATGGTGCCATCGAGATGACCGAAGAGCGCGATGGGTGGCTCAAAATTTATAGCGATGATCCAGATGCCTTTGGCCTTCGTGTGAAAGGAGACAGCATGTGGCCCAGAATAAAATCAGGAGAATATGTACTCATTGAGCCTAACACCAAAGTATTCCCGGGTGATGAGGTGTTTGTCAGAACCGTTGAAGGACACAACATGATCAAAGTTCTTGGCTATGACAGAGACGGAGAATACCAATTTACAAGCATCAACCAGGACCACAGGCCAATAACGTTGCCTTATCATCAAGTAGCAAAGGTGGAGTATGTGGCTGGTATTCTGAAGCAATCTCGCCATCTGGATGACATCGAGGCAAGGGAGTGGCTGAAAAGTTCGTGACTTCATCGTCACATAGCTGGTAACCAGTGGCCTGAAGAGACGTTTGGGTGATGTACATAGCATTTCTGGATAAAAATACAGATTCCCTTTATGGGAAATGAATCTATAATTCCCAAAGAGGGAACAAAATCGGATTATGAAGGTCTTAAACGTAGAGAAGCTTCACAGTTTTAGCCGGAAGCACAATCAGGCCAAGGGGGCTTTAGACTCTTGGTATGATGAAGTGATAAGAGAAAACTGGAAAACGACTCAAGACATACGGAATAGATTTAATTCTGCCGACTTCCTTCCTAACAACAGGGTAATTTTTAATATAAAAGGCAATAACTATCGGCTCGTTGTCCAAGTTGTTTACCAGGCAGGAATGGTCATAGTTGAAAGAGTTGGAACTCATGCAGAGTACGACAAGTGGAGGCTTAAATGAATCGAACTAGCTGGCGCATCATTAAAAATAGTGAAGAGCATGCTGCAGCTATGGAAAGGCTCATTGAACTTGCGTCTAGTGATTTACAACCTGGAACTGAAGATTTTGATGAGTTTGAACTACTAGGCTTGCTTATCGAGCACTATGAGTCACGCGAGTTCCCTATGGACAAGCCAGATCCCATAGAAGCAATCAAGTTCCGTATGGATCAACAAGGCCTCTCTTATGCCGATATGAAACAATACATTGGCTCAGCATCTAAAGTATCTGAGGTCTTAAATCGTAAGCGTCCATTAAGTCTTTCAATGATCCGTAGACTACATGACGGACTTGGAATTCCTGCAGATATCTTAATTCAAGATATGAGCGCAATTGAATGGAGCCTAGTTGACGCAGAGGAAGAAGAAACAGCCATGACTAGCGTCATTGCTCGGTGTGAGTCAGCCGTCACATCACCTTCTGCTTATTTCGCTGAAAAGGCTACAGAATCTTACTTTTCAAAAATGTTGTTCAGCGCAGTAAGGGGTAATGGCAAATGCAAAGAAAAACGGAATGTTTTTTCTTTGATAAGTAACTTGTCATCAAGTTTCACAGCGGCTAGCAACCTGAATGACGAAATGACTTCTGACGGAAATTACTTATTATTACCATGAAAATTGAACTCATTAGCAAAAAAGTTGAACGCTTGGTTATGACACGGCTAGAAGGCGATTCAACAGCAAAAAAAGCCATAAAAACAACCGTTAATCTAAATAATGAACTCTACACTAATGTGAAGGATTCAAAGCTATTTAGAGTGAGATATTTTGCCTCCGTAACTATTGAAGGCAGGCTTGAGATGGACATCACATACGACTTTGACTTCCGGTCAGAAGATGATTTTTCTCATGAAATGGCAAAATCATATGAGGTAAGGTCCATTGCTCCCAATATGGCATATCCCTATATAAAAACATATGCCGAGCAAATTATCCTCATGTCAAACCTTGGTAGGTTCACTCTGCCTTATTTTGATTTCTTGGCCAATCCCATGGAAACGAACAGTAATAAGTGAAATTCCCCCCCCGGCCTCAGCGCCGGGTTTTCTTTGCCTCACGATCCCCACACCTAAAAACACATAACCAATTGTATTTGTTGATGTAACTTGCTAAACCATGCAGTTCTGATCCCTGCCGCATAACCTTCATCAGCCACATTTTCAAAAATAAATTTCCTTATATATCAGAATCATACTTCGTATAGTTAATAAATCACCAAAATTCGTACCAATAGTTCTTGATAATGTCGAACTATTGGTTCATTATTGTCGCATCAGCAGGACGCTGGTAGCCAAACGGAACAGATTGGCAGGCTCTTTAACATTGATGGGATTGTCCCGCCGAAATGCGGGAACCAAAGAGTAGTTGGCTTTGGGGTGACGTGAAGTGCAGCTGCACGACGGCAACCGGAAGATAAGCACCCGGCGCGTCACCGCCAAAGTCAATCATCGGAGGTCAACATGACAGTAGTCATTACATATCTTGCTGACGATAACGCCAGAAATCGCCGCAGAGCACGCAGACAGGCTCAACGTGAACAGGCAATGCAAGAGCAGCGACTGGCGCGAAAAATTGCGCTAAAGCTCTCTGGTTGCGTCAGAGCAGACAAAGCAGCATCACTAGGAAGCCTTCGCTGCAAGAAGGCAGAAGAAGTTGAGCGTAAACAGAACCGTATTTACTACCGCAAGCCACGCAGTGAAATGGGTGTGACTTGTGTTGGTCGCCAGAAAATGAAATTAGGCAGCAAACCACTTATTTGAGGTGAGATATGACAAAATCATGGAGCGTACCTTTTCCTGAATCAGAAACTGAACATGATGGAATGCCTGTTTTCTGGAGATTCCAGGCGACAGTTGAAGAAGATGGGATAAAAATATTCGCACTTCAATATATAGCTTTTCATCAGACAGAGCATTATGCATGGTTGGTTCCTGCGCATTGGATTGTTAATTTTAAACCAGCACCAAATCAGTGGTTACAGGAATGGAAACAAAGGAGAAATAGATATGCAATTAAGAAAGTAGCAAAAAATGCAGAAAGATCTTTTGCATTCCCAACGAAGAAACTTGCCATTGAGAGTTTATTGCGCCGGAAGAAATACCATTTAATGAGAATCAAACAAGATTTGGCTGTTGTATCAACTCTTGTTGATGGGATGAAGAATATTGATACATCAACACCAGATATTGAATATAACTTTGGGCACAACCAAGAAACAGAAAATTGGGTATTTTATTAGTACGAGTAAGCACTGTGTATTCATTCCAACGAGTGAATACACGGAGCAATGTCGCTCGTAACTAAACAGGAGCCGACTTGTTCTGATTATTGGAAATCTTCTTTGCCCTCCAGTGTGAGGGCCTTTTTATATGCATAACAATAACGCTTCACTCGAGGCGTTTTTCGTTATGTATAAATAAGGAGCACACCATGCAATATGCCATTGCAGGGTGGCCTGTTGCTGGCTGCCCTTCCGAATCTTTACTTGAACGAATCACCCGTAAATTACGTGACGGATGGAAACGACTCATCGACGTACTTAATCAGCCAGGAGTTCCCAAAAATGGATAAAACACTTATGGCTATCCAGACTAAATTCACTATCGCCGCTTTTATTGGCGATGAAAAGATGTTTCGTGAGGCCGTCGAAGCCTACAGAAAATGGAGGTCAAAATGATTCCGGTAGAACTGGCGAAAACCACAGAGTTAAGTCGATTAAAAAGAGAATATCACATTGCTGAGGCTCGTTACTGGCGTAAAGCGGGAGATAAATCAAAGAAACAATTTTGCTTATGGCAGGCACAAAGAGAGCGCATGAATGAGCGCGAATTTCTTTCCGCCCCATCCGAATTACCATTCTGAGGTGAATTATGGGAACTGCGACATTAATACTCGGTGAGTCTGGCACCGGAAAATCAACCAGCATGAGAAATATCAATCCAGAGGAAGCAATACTTATAAAACCAATAGGCAAGCCGCTACCATTTAAATCAAAAGACTGGCTTGCATGGGATGCCAGAGCAAAAAAAGGAACCGTAGTTACCACTGACAAATGGGACGTAATAGTTGCTGCAATTAAGCGTGCTCACGAATACGGAAAAAGAATCGTTATTGTTGATGACTTCCAGTATGTGATGAGCAATGAGTTTATGCGCCGCTCAGAAGAAAAATCGTTTGATAAATTTACTGAGATAGGCCGCCACGCATGGGAGGTGATTAAGGCTGCACAGGATGCACCTGATGACCTGAGAGTCTATTTTCTTGCACATACCGAAGAAACCCCTATGGGGCGCGTGAAAATGAAAACTATCGGCAAAATGCTGGACGAGAAAATCACTGTCGAAGGCATGTTTACTATAGTTCTTCGCACTCTTACCCGCGATGACCAGTTCTTTTTCACCACGAAAAACAACGGTGCAGACACTGTCAAATCCCCAATGGGAATGTTTGATTCCAATGAGATTGATAACGATCTCTCTTTCGTCGATGCCACTGTTTGTGATTACTACGGCATCAATAATGTTCATCAAATTAAGGAAAGCGCCGCATGAGCAACGTAATTTTTACTTATAACGAAGAAGCAGCACTGACCGCAGGGCAAGGTGGTTTTATTAACGAAACTGGCGCTCATATCATTACCATTACTGAAGCAGAACTAAAGCAATCAGAAAAAGGAGCCAAATTTATTGAGTTTTCTGGCGAATCCGACGACGGACGTAAAATCCAATATCTTAGCGTCTGTGTTCAGAAAAATGACGGAACGGAAAACAAATTTGGCGCAAATGTCGTTCACGCCATGATGGGGTGTGCCGGGATTGGACAATTAACGCAACATATGGTTTCCGCCAGTAAATTTGTTGCTCCTGAGTTTCATGGAAAGAAAATCGGGTTAGTGCTCCAGAAAGTATTAACCACAAACAAAAAGACTGGCGCAGACAGCTACCAGATGGAAATACGCATCCCGTTTATTGCACAAACAGGTCAAACCCTTAAAGAAAAGGCGGAAGGCAAGCAACCAGAAACTATCGCCAACATGGTTGCCAGCCTCAAAGATAAAGACAATCGCTCTAAAAACGTAAGCCAGAATCATGCAGATGATTATGGTTACAACCAGAACGATTACCCTCCTTTCTGATTATTGAAAATAAGTCTCCCATTATGCCAGCGCCTCTGTATGGTGCGGATGACCCGCGCAATTGCTCCGGTAGCTCCAAGGCGGAGGTGCTGGAAAATATCAAAAACAATTTCGACGCGTTTCTTGCTCTGACACCAGAAACAAAAGCAGAACGGATGTACCGACGCGATATACAACTCGCGCTAAAACAGGAGAAGGACCGAACAAACGAAACAGCAATGAGACCGTTGCGAAAAGCGACAATAGACAAATTCCCTGAATATATCGACCCGCGCCTGCGTAATTACCGCTCTCGTTATGGCGCTATCAGTAATGACTGAGGAATTTACCATGAGAGGACTTGCATACAATCCCGGCATTCTTCCGGCAGAAATGATTATTCGCCAACGCGTAAAGCCAATGCCATCGAGAGAGGAATTGCTTAAGAGAAATTCTTTTCCGTCAGTGAATCAAAACAAATATCTGAATGCGATGTGGCGCAAAGGAGGCAACCAGTGAGCAAGATTGACTATCAGGCACTGCGTGAAAAGGCAGAGAAAGCAACTAAAGGAAGCTACATCGTAGGGCATACATCTGTTAACCAGCACGGCAATTTAACAGGAGTTTTTGTTTGTCAAAAATGGAAAGGAGAACCCGGTGGCGTGATTGCAGAATGTCATGTTAACTGCCTGGTTGAAACAGATGTTCAGGCTTATGCAAACGCTGAATTTATTGCTGCTTTTAATCCAAATGTTGCGCTGGCATTGTTGGATGAGATCAACGCATTAGAGGAAACGCGTATCAACGATGTTTGCCGTATTGCGGAACTAACAAAACAACTGGAGTTGGCAAAATCAAAACTCAACGAGCAGCGTGAATATTACGAAGGTGTTATCTCGGATGGAAGTAAGCGTATTGCTGAACTGGAGAAAAGCGAAGAGCAACTCATTAACGAGCGTGACCATGCTGAGTCTGCTTTAGCTGATATGTATTTTGCAGCAACCGGGGATAGGCCTGAGTGGAGTAACTGGTTCGGTTTTTCAGATGCAGTAGATGCCGTAGTTGACAGAATTGCTGATTTAGAAGCTAAACAGCCATCGCCAGTAGTACCTGAAGGACTGATTAAAGCGGTGCGTTTTTATGAGCAGGTAAAACGTGAGAACCCGCCAGTCGAAACCGGAGCATGGAAAGACGCTGTTGACTGGGTGCTCAAAGAGGCTTGCCAAGCTGTAAACATTGGCATCAAAGGAGAGTGATATGACCACTATAACCGATAAGAAACAGTATCCAGGCGAGCAATATCTTAATGAGCTAATCACCAACATAGAGTTTGCTGCAAGGGCACCAGTTGAAGTCGTGAGAGCGATGGCAGCAGAGCTACAGAAGCGGCGCGAAGCTGATAGTGCAGAACCTGTAAGCCAAACTTACAAGTTAACTTTTGAGCAATGGCTGGAACAGCAGCACGGCAAAATTGATATTGATTGCGGCTGTGTGAGCACTGAAACGCTTATGCACTGGATGCGTGTGGCGTATGAGGCTGGCAACTCTCCGGTAATTCCAGGGGAGGTGCTGTCAGCAATTATGAAGGTTGCCAGGGCTCGTGCCGATTTCGATGATTTTGACGGTGACAGGCGAGGTATCGGTGATTGTCTGGATGAGGCTGAGCAAGAGCTTATCGTTACCATTAACAAATATGCCAGTCAGTTGGCAGCAGAACCGATAGCGACTAATGACGTTCGAGAGCAGCAGACAGCCGTTCCGCCAATACAGGCTGATGTCGCGCAAGCAATTGAAAATCTCAAGCAGAAGTTAGTGGAATGCAATCGCTATAACTACTGCGCAGATGCAGTTAAGGGCGTAGAGGATGCCTGCCACGCTGCCATGCTTCAGGGTAGCCAACCTGTAAGCCAAACTTACAAGTTGCCAGTTAATACACCTTGCCAAGATGCGCCAGCCCATATCTGGCTGCAAACAGCTGGAGTATGGCCAGAAGATGGCGAGTTAAGCGAATTAACGTGGTGCAGCCACAATCAGCACCATGATGACACGCTATATGTTCGAGCTGACTTGGTAAATGGCAACTCTCCGGTAACTCCGGATGGTTGGATAAGCTGTAGTGAGCGAATGCCAGAAATGGGAGAGCGACAATGCTATGTGTTAGCAGCTGACTTTAAAAACAACTACCCACCAAACATCCCCAACACTCAGGTCGGCGTATATGGCGACTGGTTTAATGATGGCAATCCAACTTGGGATGACGGTGATGGCGAAGACCTGTATCTCAAAGAGGTAACCCACTGGATGCCTCTACCAGAACCGCCTCGATTAAAGGAGCTATAATAGTGAACTATTATATCTATTTGTATTAAAAGAGTTTTTATAAAATAAATCTTCCAAAGCATGTAAAAACACTGTTAATCTTAACGTGTGTGAAACGTGAAGAGAGGTGTTGAAATGAGCATTCATGATTTGTGTGAAGATCAAGAGCAATGGGCTATGCAGACCCTTATGGGATCAGGAATTCTTGCAAGGTGCAGAATCCATAACGATGTAATTTTAGACAGCGGAAGTGATGCTTCTTCTGCTTATAAATTAGGAACTTACCTATATCAAAAAGATAATAGCTGCAACTTATTCAATACTCTTACTGAAGCCCGCGACGCAATAAAGGATGCATATGAATCGTATTGTGGGATTGATGATTGCCCACAATGCTCAAAATACATTGACGATTAATAATATGAACAAGTAACTATCCTCGCACTCGCGGGGATTTCTTTTATCTGAACTCGCTACGGCGGGGTTTGTTTTTTTGAGATGATAAATGCACTTTCGAGTCACAGGTGAATGGAATGGAGAGCCATTCAACAGAGTTATCGAAGCAGAGAACATCAATGACTGCTATGACCACTGGATGCTATGGGCGCAGATAGCACATGCAGACATAACCAATATTCGAATTGAAGAACTGAAAGAACACCAAGCCGCCTGATGGCGGTTTTTTTGGGGTAGTAGATGGCTGAAATTCACATTATATCAATAACTTGTAATGCAATTCAGATAGTTGCTTGCATTATCTTTATTTTCTCAATCCTTCGCTCCAGACGATATTCTCCAGCAATTAACCGACATCCTGCACAAGTTGAAGCCGTCAGGATGGCTATAGAGTTACGAAATGAGATGAATAAGGCATTAATGGAGATGGGGAAACCATTCACTGACAAACATTAAGAGTGGAAATAAAGAAATCACACCGCCTCACACTCGATGAGGCCTGTTCATATCTGATAGAGCTGCTATATGGCGGTTTCTTTTTGCCTGGAGAATTAAGATGACCGATACCATCCTGATTCCTGAGAAAGAAGTGATGAACAAGCTCGGTGTTTCATCACGTCAGACAATCTGGAACTATACCAAACGGCACGGATTTCCGAAGCCAGTCAGAACCCACCCCAAATCATACCTTCGTGAAGCTGTTGAAGGGTGGATTCTTAACGGTGGCGTTAATCAGAAATGCTCCTGA